TTAAAATCAATAGGAGAAAATTTTATTATTAAACTACATCCCAGTTATAAGCCTAAAGATAAATGGGAAAAAGGTTTACTTAATAGATGGAAGAAGTTTGATTTTGACGTACGTACTGGATACGAATCAGTACATGATTATTTGAAAAAATCTAGAGTTGTTATAGTAGATAATAGCACAGCAGGTATTGATTGTCTTATGCATGAGGTTCCTTTGATTTCTTATGGTTGGCCTGAGTATCATTGGGCAACAGCCAGATTACAAACATTACCACAACTTGAGTCTTTAGTAAGTGATTTAAGTTGGCATAATCCAGTATATTCAAGAATGTTTATTGAATGGTATATAAACCACTATCTTTGTTCAGATATAAATAGTACTATAAGAAGATTAAAAGAAATATTGTGAATATTACTGTATCTAAAATGAATGAAACTTTTATGCATGTCAGTTGTGACCCAAGCATAGAACGTGAACTATCCGAACATTTCCAATTTTTTGTCCCAGGGTATAAATTTATGCCTGCGTATAGGAATAGAATGTGGGATGGAAAGATTAGACTTTATGATTTTAAAAAGCAAACTTTATACAATGGATTGTTCAAATATTTAAAAGAATTCGCAGATTTAAGGGACTACAAGGTTATAACAGCCGCATCTCCAGCCTATGGTAAAATAGGTGAAACTCAAAATGTTGACCTAGAACCGTTTCTGGCACCTCTGGTGATATCTGGTGCAGGTAAAAGGATAATCCCTAGGAACTATCAACTAGATGCACTGTCGTGCACATTACAGAATAAGAATGGTTTACTACTATCACCCACGGCTTCAGGCAAGAGTCTGATTATATATCTGGCTATCAAATGGTATTTAGAATACTGTAATGATGATGTTTTAATTATAGTGCCTACAACTTCCTTAGTTGAGCAGATGTACTCTGACTTTGCAGATTATTCCTCACAAGATGAGTCATTTAATACAGATGAGTTATGTTATAAAATATATGGTGGAGCAGATAGACATAACATTAAAAATAGAGTTATGATATCTACATGGCAGTCAATATATAAATTAGGACCACAATGGTTCCAAAGATTTGGTATGGTTATTGGAGATGAAGCTCATCAGTTTAAAGCTAAATCATTAACATCAATTATGGAAAAATGCACAGAGGCTGAATATCGTATAGGAACAACTGGTACTCTGGATGGTACACAAACTCATCAGTTAGTATTGGAAGGTTTGTTTGGGCCGGTACATAAAGTGACCACCACAAAAGAGTTAATGGATAAAGATACTTTAGCTAAACTCAGTATTGATATGATACTTTTAAAATATAAAGATGAATTTTGTAAAGAGAATAGAAAGTATCAGGACGAGTTAGATTTTATAGTTGGATATCAACCAAGAAATGATTTTATAACTGAACTTGCACTAAGGCTAAAAGGTAATACATTAGTATTATTTAATTATGTTGAGAAACATGGAAAGCCTTTGCATAGTTTATTAAAGGAGAAAATTAATGATAACAGAAAGCTATTCTACGTTTCAGGAGAAACTGACGTCGATACTCGAGAGCAGACACGTGCTATTACTGAAACTGAGGACAATGCAATTATTGTTGCTTCCATCGGTACTTTTTCTACTGGTATTAATATCCGTAAGTTGCATAATATTATTTTTGCTAGCCCCAGTAAGTCGCAGATACGAGTACTACAAAGCATTGGCCGAGGATTGAGAAAATCACCTGATGGTAGAAATACAAAGGTATTCGATATAGCTGATGATTTACATTGGAAGTCTAGAAAGAACTATACTTTAAATCATGCAGCTGAAAGAATAAAAATATATTCAAAAGAAAAGTTTGATTATAACTTAAATGATATAAATATATAATATGGATAAACTAAATATAAGACACTTTAAATTAGTAAATGGAGATGAAATCATTGGACTCGTAGCAGTGAAAAACGATGATTCATATTTGGTCGAAAGACCATTTTCTGTTTCTAATAATATTCTAGGCGGATTTCAACTTTCGCCTTGGTTCGCTTTGTCAGAGCAAAAAACATATAAGATAATGAAGAGCCATATAGTAAACCATGTCATGGTTGCTGAAGATGTCAAAAGTGTTTATGTAGATTATGCATTGAAACTTTCAGAAAAGAGAGTACCTATTAAGAAGCCTCGTTCCAACGAACAAATCATGAATGAATTGGAAGAAGCTTTACTTGATAGATACGATGACGAAAGAAAGTACCTGGAACTTGAAGAAGATATCGAGAAGAAGATAATACACTAATCTCGTATATTCCTTCCCTCCGGGATACTATATTATTATATCATAAAAAAAGGAATTTGTACACTGTTTTTTTAATTATTTTACTGTTTACAAATACGCAGAAATGTGATATAATAGATTAATTATGGAGGAAAACCTATGGCAAAATTAAAGCCTAAAGAAAAGGCTCATTACGTCAACAACAAAGAGTTCTCACAAGCAGTCATGGACTATGCAGTAGAATGCAGAGATTTGAGAGAACAAAACAAACCAGTACCAAAAGTCACGGATTACATCGCTAGGTGTTTTATAAAAATTTCAGAAGGTTTATCGCATAGACCAAACTTTGTAAGATATACTTATAGAGAAGAAATGGTTATGGATGCTGTAGAGAATTGTTTAAGAGCTATTGGTAATTATAAGATTGATACAGCAACAAGAACCGGTAAGCCAAACGCCTTTTCTTATTTTACACAAATATGTTATTATGCATTTATACGTAGAATAATGAAAGAAAAGAAACAACAAGATATCAAATTTAAATTCATTGAGAAAATGGGTATTGATGATTTTGTACAAGCTGGAATGGATGGTGAAACAGCTGCAGAAACAATGGCATATGTTGATACACTAAAAGCAAGGATTGGAGAAGTTCGTAAGAAAGATACAGCAATAAAAGAGTTTGCTAAAAAAGAGAAAGTTAAAGAAAAAGCTAAATTGGAATTATTCTATAAATGAAAGTAGCAATATTAAATGACACCCATTGTGGTGTAAGAAACTCTAGTGATATATTTCTAAATTATGCTGGTAGATTTTATAAAGAGGTATTCTTTCCTTATTTGAAAGAACATAATATAAAACAGATATTGCATTTAGGTGATTATTATGAACATCGTAAATTTGTTAATTTTAAAGCTCTCAATACGAACCGTCATCATTTCCTTGAGCCAATGCGTGACGCTGGTATTACTATGGATATTATACCCGGAAACCATGATGTATATTTCAAGAACACTAACGAGTTATGTTCTCTCAAAGAACTTCTCGGATATTTTACATCAAACATTAATATCTGTATGGAACCAACTGTATTGGATTATGATGGTTGTAAAGTAGCTGTCCTTCCATGGATTAATAATTCTAATTATCAAGATTATATGGAATGGACGAAGAAATGTAAAGCATCTATTCTTGGTGCTCACTTAGAACTCAAAGGCTTTGATATGATGCCGGGTCAAACAAACCCACATGGTATGGAAGCTAACGTTTTTTCTAGATTTGAAATGGTCTTATCAGGACATTTTCATACTAAATCTACAAAAGGTAATGTACACTATCTTGGTTCACAAATGGAATTTACATGGGCTGATGTTGATGACCCTAAATATTTCCATGTACTAGATACTGAGACTAGAAAAATTGAAGCAGTGAGAAATCCAATCACAATGTTTAAGAAAGTTATATATGATGATAGTAAAACTGATTACGATAAAATTGATGTAAGCCAATATAGTAAAAAGTTTATTAAGTTAATTGTTATAAATAAAAATGACTTATATATGTTTGATAAGTTTGTAGATAGATTACAAAGTGTTGATACTTACGAACTTAAAATAGCTGAGTCCTTTGAAGAGTATATTGGAGAGAATGTCGAAGATGACAAAATATCTCTTGAAGATACAACTTCATTATTGGATACATATGTCGAGGCAGTGGAAACTGATTTAGATAAAGAACATATCAAAGTTGAATTGAGAAAATTATATACTGAAGCACAGAATCTAGAGGTAGTATGATACATTTTAAATCATGTAGGTGGAAGAACTTTCTATCCACAGGGAACGATCCCATTGAAATCAATCTTGAGAAATCACCAACAACTTTAATCGTAGGCCAAAATGGTGCAGGTAAATCCACACTATTGGATGCTTTATCCTTTGGGTTGTTTGGTAAACCACATAGAGATATAAAGAAGGGTCAATTAATTAATTCTATAAACGATAAGAATTCTTTGGTTGAAGTTGAGTTTTCTATTGGCCAGGTAGAATTTA